ATGGTTGGGTTAAATTTAGTAATGGTCTAATTCTACAATGGGGATTTAGAAGTGATACAGGTTATGGTGGTAGAGCTGTTACTTTTCCTATTGCATTTACAAAACAATGTTTTAATGGTCATGTTACTACTAAAAGAGGTGGAGATAGTGCTAACGGAAATAACTATGTTGATAATTTAACTACTACCAATATGTGGACTGTTTGTGATGGTGGTGGTGGTTATTGGATAGCTATAGGATATTAAATACCCAATGCTATATAACATACAGGGACTCCATATAGATATGAAAAACTATTTAAAGCTTTAGTATTCATATGGTAACCACAATTAGCACTTTCATCAGTATTAATACCAGAAGCTACTATGATTGAAAAATTATTAAAACTTATTGGCAATGTAATTGTTCGTCTACCAATAGAACGATTATCAAATCCCCATTGTACAATGGGGAAATGATACTAATTCAGATTATGATATAAGCCCATCATTATCTAAAACTTTTAATTTTCCCACTACTTTTTTAAAAAATTGTTTTATCGTATTACCTGTCTTATATGGTAATTGGGGTGCTTGTGTAGTTTGGGTTTATTCTAAAACATTGACTAATTGTACTGTAAAATTTGAAGAATGGGCTAGTAATATCCAACGAGTACATTTAGGATATATAGCAATAGGAAATTAAAATTTAACATAATTATTTCCCTATTACTAGCCAATATACACCTTTATCTGAGCCACCATAAGCAAATTCTCCGTATAATTGAGTTTTTGTTATATTTCTTACAATAACAGTATTATTACCGCTGTTGCCAGAAGCTGTTCTTGTTAAATAACCCACGTATGGGGTAGAAGCAAAAGCAATAGGAAAATTAACTACTGAAATATTAGTTCCTACTGCTTTTCCCCATTGTTAAAGGAGTTGAAAAAATGAGTTTATAAATATATCTGATGTAAAAAATGAAGATTTATAGAAGAAAGGTTGATTTTATGTATTTAATAAAATTTGATGAAGAAGGTAAAAAAATATCTGCTGTTCCTTTGATTTTAGCTGATGATTGGGGAGGTGTAGAAAAATTGAAAAATGAAGGATATATTGAAGTATCTGATGAAGATTGGAATTACTATACTGGTAATTGTGGAGATGGTGATAATGATACAGGATATATAAGGGATAGTATTACTGGAAAACCTATTTCTGCACCTGCTAGAGTTATTACATTAGAGGAGCAAGCAAATGCTCTTAAAGCAGAATATGAAGCTAAGGTTAAAGCAATTGATGAGGCAATACAGATTGCCAAAAATAACAATGATGATGAATATGTTCGTGAATTGCAACAGGAAAGACAAAATATATTAGATGAATATGCAAAAAAATTGGAGGAATTGACAAATGCTTAAATTTTGTACATTTTGCGGAAGAAAACTTGATACAGAAGGCTTTTGCACTAATTCAAAGTGTCCAGATTACAAACGAAAAGAACTTATAGAAACAGAAAAGAAAGTGTTAGCAGAAAAAGCAAAAAGCACCCAAGAAGCTAATAATAATAAGGCTTAGAGGGTGCTTTTATTATGTCAAAAATTATATTACCTTATTTGTGCCATGTTCCACCTTAGAAAATAAAGGAATATAGCAATTTATATAGATTAACATTAACGCCGTATTAGTGCCAAAATTTAATATTTAAAAACTATTAAATCCATAGCTTTTTTTAACTGATGCAGGTCCTTATGTGTATAGTGTTTTTCGGTTATGTCATTGCTGGCATGACCTAAAATACGTTTGCTTGCTGTTATATTAGCACCGACATTATTCAATAAACTAGCTAAAGTATGTCGACACTCATGAGGTGTGTGATATTTAATATTTAATTCAATTAGTGTTTTATCAAATTTTGTTCTAAATCTGCTGTAATTCAAATGTATGCCATGTTCATCACAAGCTATAAATTTATTATTTTCTGCTAAAAATTCTAACCAAAAAGGTAACGTTTGTTTATGCAATGGAATAATTCTATTTCTACCAGCCTCTGTTTTGCTTTCTCGAATTATTAAATAACGTTGTCTAAGTTTTACATCAGTTTTTTCTATGGCTAGAAATTCACTGGGGCGAGTTCCTAACATCATATGCATTAATATCATTTTGGCATATCTGTTATTAGATGCTCTAAAAAGTTTATAAATTTGTCTAGTATTAAAGATTGTTTTTTTATAAACTTTTTTATCTTTGTCTATATCAACATATCGACTAATATCTTTTTCTGGTGGAATTATTTCGTATTTTACGGCATAGCTATACATGTGATGAAGAACCTGTCTAGCTTTCTTTTGTGTGCTATATCCAACACCATTATCATGTATATCACGTATTGCAGATTGTAAATCACCAATACGAATTTTAGCAAACTGTTTATCGTATAAACGATTTAGATGTTTATAAGCACAATTATAGCTAGATTGTGTACGTTCTTTAATACGTGGATATAAATAAGCTTTTACCAAGCAGAATAGTTCATCAAAAATAATTTCAGATGGAGAATAAAGTAAGGGATTTTTATTATATTCACATAAAAAAGCTAACGCACTTTCATAGGTTGTTTCATAACCTATAACCTTTTGACGTCCATCAATGAATTTTCTTATTTCATAGGGACGTCTACGTCGACCACTTTTCTTGGTAATACTACCAAACCCATTAGGTAATTTTAATCTTTTATTATTCAAAATAAATCAACTCCTCTATAGGAGTTTATCAAAGGAGGTAGCACATGAATAATTTTTTAGAAAGTGATTGGGTTAATTTAATAATATTGGTTGTACAAGCTGGTATTGTAAAATTTGCATATAACTTATATAAGGAATATAAAAAAGAGCAGGAAGAAAAAGATAAAAAAGCACAAAATATAGATGGAGCAATAAGAGGACTTCTGCGAGTGGAAATAATAAATATTTGTCACAACGCAGAAAAAGAAGGCTTCTTACCAATTTGGGCATTAGAAAACCTAACAGATATGTACAATACTTATAAGGCTCTAGGTGGTAATGGTGCAATAACAGGATTATATAATAAAACAATTCAGTTGCCTCAAAGAAAAGAGGAGGGATAAAATGCAATATGAAAAATTGGATATAGTAAATCTAGTAGTCGTTATAGGGCTTGTAATAGCTTTAATAACGGCTATTTTTTATGGTAATGCAGAACTATCTACAACAATAAGTGCTGGCTTGTTGGGTTATCTGGGTGGACTGGTACGAGTTAATAATTCTACAAATAAAGATATTACAAAATAGGCACTTTTTGTAATGTGTATGCATAATATGTTGCAAAAATAGTTGTTTTTGTAAAACCCATCGAATTTGATGGGTTTTAATAGTGTCGATTTCGATGTGGTTAAATAATTGGTTGCTAATCGGTAGATTATTGGAAGGTTATTAGAAGGTAAAAACCTATAACCCGCACTATTAAGGGATTTAATTGGAAGGTAATCGGTAGACTATTGGTAGATTTAAGCTAAAAATTAGTTTATTTTTAGTTAAATTAAACAAACTGGTCGAATTAGATTAGTTTGATAAAAGGAGTGTATGCATAATGAAAGTAATAGATATTTCAGCTTGGCAAGAAAATATTGATTGGGAAGCAGTAAAAAATGCTGGTATTGAGGGTGTAATAATTAAACTTGGAGAAGGGACAACACTTGATGAAATGTTTTTTGAACATGTTAATAATGCTGTAAATTACGGTTTAAAATATGGTGTATATTATTATGCTCATGCAAGTTCTATAGATGAGGCAAGACGTGAAGCTTATACAGTAGACCAATGGCTTAAAACATATATTCGTGGGGAAAATCCAGCATTAGGAATTTGGTATGATGCCGAAGATAATTCTATGCTTGAAGGTATAAATAACGTAGTTTATCCAATAGCAAACTTTATTCATACAATGCGTGAAATTGGATATAATTATGTGGGTTTATATAGTTCTTATAATTGGCTTATTAATGTTATAGACCTTGAACCATTACCAAAAGATGTTCCTATTTGGTCAGCCCAATATGGTTATTCAGAAAATAGCTTTGCTGTGGAAAATCCTAATCGTATATGTCGTATTTGGCAATATACAGATTGTGAACAAATAGGCGATATGAAGCTTGATTGTAACATTTACTATGAATAATAGAATAGATAATTTTTATTTAGTATTTAATAAAAGTCCTCCATATAATTGTTAATTTTTATTAATTATAAAGCTAACAAATGGAGGTCTTTTTATGGATAAATTTTTAAATAAAATAATTTTAGGTGATAGTTTAGAAGTATTAAGACAAATACCAGATAACAGTGTGGATGCTGTCATTACAGATCCACCATATGCTAGTGGTGGGAAAACTACAGGAGAAAAAAGTGCATTACCATCAATAAAATATGCAAAAAATAAAGTAGTACACAGACCAGATTTTGTAGGTGATACGAAAGACAGCCGTTCCTGGTTACATTGGTGTGTATTATGGATTGGTGAATGCCATCGAATTTTAAAAGATAATGGTTATTTTTTAATGTTTAGCGATTGGCGACAATTACCAACAGCAACAGATGCAGTACAAATGGCGGATTTAATTTGGCGTGGTGTTGTAGCATGGGATAAAGGATTATGTGCTAGAGCCCCACATAAAGGCTATTTTAGGCATCAATGCGAGTATATAGTTTGGGGAACTAAGGGAAAATGTAAAAAAGCAGTCCATGCTGGTCCTTATGCTGGCTGTTTACGATACCAGGTAATGCAAAAGGATAAATTTCATTTAACAGGTAAACCAACGGCTTTGATGGAAGAACTTGTAAAAATAACTCCTGAAGGAGGTATAATTTTAGACCCATTTGTAGGCAGTGGTACTACTGCAGTAGCAGCTAAAAAACAGAATCGTAATTTTATTGGAATAGAAAAAACGGAAGTATATTATAATATTGCATTAAATCGTTTAAAGGAGATATAACTATGAAAATTTTAGTATATTCAAGAAATCAATTGGCTGAATTAGACAAAAAACGTATTCAAGAAATTTTTATACAATCTAACTGCCCAAATGAAAGCTTAAAAAATACTTTTAATCGTTTTGCTTTTATGCAAGGAAATAATACAGTCTATTTTGATGATATTACTGTACAGAACAGACATAAAGCTATTGTTACAGAAATAGATGTTTAAAGGATATATTTATGTATGAATTATGGGAATTCTTACGGAAAAATGCTAAAAAAATTGTTATTTTTGGCGGTATTATTCTTCTGTGTTTGTTCATCGGTTTCATGTTCGGCGGAAGAGAAAACGTATCTAGTAACGGAGTCTCAATTAACGACGTTAGAACAGAACTTAGCAACGCTCAAGACGCAAAATCAGACATTGCAGACACAGCTTCAGATATCGCAGACACAAGTACAGGCATTGCAGAAACAGTCGGAAATCTTGCAAACTCAATCGATACAGCTACAGGAGCAAGTAAACACTTTGATGCAATCATTGATGAATGCACAGGAATTATTGAGCAAATACGAAAACAACCAGCTGAATAATGAAGATGATTATATTATTGGTGTAGGTGTTAATTCTGATGGTTTAGGTATGTATATATCTAAAAACAAAACATGGCTATATATAGATGAAGATACAGCCACGATAGGTTTACAATGTAGATTTTAGTTTTCTTTATAAAAATATAATAGCCCTATTATTTAGATAAAATGCTAATAATAGGGCTTATTTTTTTATATTATTTTGAAAACGTATTGACAAAATCAAAAATAAATGATATAATAAATATAGAAATTGAGAAAAGGAGGAAAAAAATATGCTAGATAAAATAGCAAAAATCGTTGGCATAATCTTAGCAATCCTGGAAATTGTTAAGACGCTCAAAGAGCTTTTCGATTAAGCCAACGATTTTTAACATGGTAGAGGGTTTTCCCTCTACCACAATTATAGCATATTAAAAACACTATGAAAACTTTAGATATTTTAATGTTTATTCTTGTGGTGGTAGCAATAAAAGATGTTAATACGTCTAATGGTATTTTAGATTGGCTTATTCTTATTGTTGCTATTATTTGGTTAGTATTATTTTTTGTTAGAAGGTGATTATATGACGGATAAAGCAAAATGGGGAGGAAAAAGAGAGGGCGCAGGTCGCCCTTTAACAGCGGGAGAAGTAAGAAAACAAAGACAGTTAAGAGCAACTGAAAAAGAATGGGAAATAATAAAAGAATTCGCCAAAATTTTAAAGAAAGATCCTAAAAGGGTTGAACGTATGATGAACATAGAATAATAATAAAAATTGGATAAATAAATCCCCTATTATTATGAAGAAAAAAATTCAAGTAATAGGGGATTTATTTATAAAAAAAGCAACTATCAAGGATAGCTGCTGTTATTTCAAAATTTAGGTATATAGAAAAATAAAACTAATTTATTTTTAATAAATGCTAAATGTTCGTGTGTTAAATCATATGGTGACCCACCCGGGACTCGAACCCGGAACCTGCTGATTAAGAGTTAAAGCATAACAATTTTATACATAAAATAAAGCCTTTGACATCATAATATTATTAAAATGTGTTTTTTTTCGGAGAAAAATAATGTTATATAAGGTATTATATTTAGCTATATATTTCACAACATGATGTCAGCATGATGTCAAATATGATGTCATTTTTGAATACGATTATTAAGAAAATCAGCTATAGTCTGTTTCATCTGTTCGGTTTTGTGTACATATCTATTAAGCGTAAAAGAAGCATTTGCATGACCAGCTTGTGCTTGAATTGCTTTAGCCGGGATATTGGCTTCCGCTAAAGAAGTCAAGCAGGTGTGACGAAATGATTTAAAGGTTATATCCGATTTTATGCCGGCTTTTCGTTTTAATTTCACAAACTCATGTGTTATATTATCCGGCTGAATAAAATCGCCAAAACGTCCTCTAAAATTTGAAGTAAAAACAAAATCTTTATTGGTTAAAATACGACTGTTATTTTTAAATAGTTCTTTTTGTTGTTCTCTATGTTTATTTAAAACAGATTTAACGATATTAGTTAATGGGATATCTCGTATACCATAATCTGTTTTAGGTTCACCTAATGAGAATCGAGATGATAGTGGAGCATGTCTATTTGTTTTAATCGCATGATGTATGTGCATTGTATTGGTTTTAAAATCTATATCCTGCCAGCGAAGAGCTGCTATTTCAGAACGTCGCATACCTGTATCATAGGCAATCCAAAGTATAGCTTTTAGTTGCAAATTAGAGGTAGCATTTATAAGTTGTTTAAATTCATCTTCAGATATGATAGTAGCTTCCCTTGCTTTTGCTTTAGGCTTTTTTACATTTATGCAAGGATTTTTATTTATTAAATCCTCTCGTAATGCTTGCTGTAAAATTGCATTAATGATGATATAGCAGTATTCTTTTGTTCGTTGTGTTGGAATATTTCTTAATACGGTACGTACTAATGACGGAGTGATATCTTTTAGTTTATATTTATCTAATGTAGGGGATATATGCAATCTAAGACTATCTTTGTAGCTGTTTATAGTTGTTGGAGATACATCATCAGATTTTATTTTTAACCATTCATCAGCCCATTCTTTGAATGTAGGCATTAATATTTCTTTGCCATTATCTAATTTAACACGATTTAATTCTCGTTGTACTTCTTCTTCTGTATAACCATATACATATACACGGCGTTTTTCATTCGTCAATGGGTCCGTAAGCATAACGGAAGATTGATATCGTCCATCTTTTCGTTTTTTCATAAATATCATGACCTTTCAATAATTATATCTATTAAATTATAACTAAAAAGTTATTGACTATTAATAACTTTTTAGTTATAATGAATGTGTAAAGGAGATGAGGAAATGCCTACAATATGTATGTTTAGAGGTATTAAAATTTTTATTAATTGGAGAGAACACAGACCACCACATTTTCACGCTACATATGGTGGAGATGAGGTTATCATTTTAATTAATGAATTAGAAGTTTTAGAAGGTGCAATTCCTAGTAAACAATTAAAAATGCTTTTAGGTTGGGCAGCTTTTCATCAGGAAGAGTTAAAAGAAAACTGGGAATTAGCTGAAAAAAATCAAGAGTTGTTTTCAATAGAGCCATTAAAATAATGGCTCTATTCTTTAAATCATGAGGTGATTTAATATGAAAAAAGATGTAAATTATTATTTATCCTTAGGACTCGATGAAGCAATGGCTAAATACTATGCTTCTGGAAGAAAAAAAATCATAGATGTTAAAGCTAATGAAAATTATACACTTGTAATTACTTTTAATAACGGGGAAAAGCGTTTGATGGATTGTAAGACATTTATAAAAGACAATACTGTATTTGCAATATTGAAAGATTACAACGTATTTAAGCGTGTATATGTAGATAGTACACATTCTATTTCATGGGATAAAGACCCTAATATAGATAGTGAAAAAGTATGGAGCAATAAAATCGATTTATGTCCAGATAGTAGTTATATTGATAGTGTTCCAATAGAAGGTGAATAACATGAATGATATTAAAATAAGTAATTTACGTATAGCAATAATTAATGAATTAATAAAAACTAGAGAGGAACAAGGAATAAGTCAAAAAAAGCTGGAAGAGCTTAGCGGAGTAAAACAGCCTGTTATTGCTCGTATTGAAAAAGGTAAATCCAGTCCTAATACAGATACACTCGTAAAACTACTTACACCATTAGGTAAAAAACTGGTTATTGTTCCATTAAAATCAGCAGAGAATACTAAATAAGATTAAAGCCACTGTGATTTTAAATCATGGTGGCTTTTTTATTTTTGTTATTCGTTTTTATCAATACCAGGATGCACATATATACTATTAGTTATAGATGGTAAGTTTCTCCAGTCGAAATTTTGCCAATTAATATTTTGTGCTGTATTAAGGTCCATAATTATTTTTATGGCTGTTTGTTCAGACTGATTTCCATATTTATCAGTAAAATCACCTTTAAAGAAAATACAAACTTCGCCAATAGGTAATTGAGACGTATATAATTCTTTAAAAACTTTAGTTGCATTTATTAGTGCAGATTTATATGTTTTATACCCATGAGCTTTTACATATACTAATACCATTTTAGTACCATCATTCCTACCCATATGCTCATTAACTTCAACATTTATATAGTCGTTTTTATCAATTATTTTTTTTATATGTTCATCAATCTGTTCAGGTATTGGTAAATTTGTATTAATTGTTTGTTCAGTATCTGAGCTAGATACTTTACTAGATGTTGATGAAGATACCATTGAAGAACTGGAGGATGATTTTTCTTGATTATCGGAACCACAAGCAGTAAAGACAATAATAGTCATAAAGGTTAATAAAGTAATTAATATTTTTTTCATAAAAAACATCTCCTAAAAATTATTTTTTTTACTTAACAACTTGAAATTTCTTTCAAGCATATTAGCTATGCTTTTTGTCTAGATTCTTGTTCATTTTCCATAACAATATCGTATTCAGCTTCAATACGTGCTTCAATTTTTATTCTTCTATTTTCAGGTAAAGCTCTTAATTTGTGTAATATAATTTGCTCTTCATTTGTTAATTTATAGTCAGTATTATTTTGTTTATTATAAGAAAAGTTTTTATCATTACATAAAATATAATCAATAGACGTATTAAAAATATCAGATAGTACTTTTAATTTACTCGCACTTATATCAACATCATCAGACTCATATTTTGAAACAGTAGGAACGTTAATATTAAGCAATATACTAAGTTCTCTTTGATTTAAGCCCTTTTCTTTTCGTAATTGTTTTATTCTATTCATAATACACCTCCTAATAGTGTTTATTATACTATTTTCTTTGAGAGAAATAAAATTATTTTCTTTTTATGAAAAAAAGTGTTGACTTTTCCTTAAATGAAATATATAATAAAAGCATAAAGTTTCATTAAAAGAAAATTTATAGGTGGTGTAAATATTGTTTAAAAAGCTTAAAAATATGCGTAAAGAACAAAACGTTACCATAAAGCATATGGCGGAACTACTAGAGTTAAAGTCTCCATCTTCATATTGGAAGAAAGAAAATGGTGATGTTAGTTTTTCTTTAAATGAAGCAAAAAAAATATCTATATTTTTTAGAAAAACTATTGATGAGATATTTTTTTAGTTTAAAACTTTCTTTAAAAGAAACAAGATGTAACTTATAGCCAAAATAAATTGGGTGGCAACCAAAATAAAACATCAAAAAGAAAGGATTAAGAAAAATGAAGGCTATTTATACTATTTATTATGAAGTTAACAGAAAGTGCTTTGATAGAAAAATTGGTGATACAGTAACAAAAAGAAGAATATTTTCTACTTTTGAAGATGCTTTGAAATATGCTAGAAGATATACAAAAACAACTAAAAATATAAATTATGTTGATACAGTGGTTTTTGAAAATATTTATGAATTAACTTTTGAACCAACAGAAGTAGAAGCTGAAATTTTTACACCAGTTAAAAAGAATAAGATGTATCAGTTAGATACAAAAGGTATGGATAAAGATTTACGTGTAGAAAATAAAGAATACCGAATTTACATTGGTGATGATAGTGCATTTGGTATCCAAACTGTAGGATTGCAGTCAGCTTTAGAGTTAGGGCAATCTTATGCAAAATACCATGCAGGAGAAAAGATAACAGTAATAGACGAAGATAAAAATATAGTAAAAGAATTTTTTGAAGAAAAGAAAGAACTTGTAAAAAGTAATATTAAAGATAAAACAAATTTTAAACCTAGATATTTAACCAAAAAAGAATATGATGAGACACACCAAAGTTTTTCTTCATGGGCTAGAGTGGGTGATATAGTAGACGAACAGATTGTTGAAGAGTTTAGGGATTGTATTTTTCCAGTAGCTTATGACGCAATGTATTTGCAATGTGGGGAACCATATACACATGAAATTAATCCTAAAACGGGAAAATGGGAGCCAGCATTTATAACTTTCGCTAGGAAGCTTGGTTCATGGGTATATAAAGGAATTTGTTTTTATAGAGAATATGAGGATGTGGGTTAATTATGGAATTAGAAGTAAATATACCAATTTGGCGAAAAATTCTTTTAACTCCAGATGAGGCTACTGAATTGTTTGGATTGTCTGCTCAATTTTTTAGAGTAGCAGGAGCATTAACAAAGAACGGTCAATACGATTTACCTTGTTGTTGGATAGGTTCACATTTAAAAATTAATAGACCTAAATTAGAAAAGTGGTTAGAAGATAAATCAGACGGTGTAACAGATTTTAAAACATCATATTTATTAGAGAAGATAAAAGAAAATACGACCCGTAGAGGACGTAAAAGAAAAGAACGATAAAGGAAGATGATTTTTATGGACGATTTATATATGAAGTTAATTTCAACACCTAAAATGCTTTTAACAGTAGAAGAAGCGTCAAATTTTTTTGGATTGCCTACTAATCTTTTTGAAAATTTAATATTACTTACACGTAAGGGATTATGTGATTTTCCGTGTATGCGGATAAATAATAATTATAAAATAAATAGAGTTATGTTTATAAGATGGTTAGTAAAAAAACATTCAAGGGATTTAGTAGAAGAATTATTGAAAAATAACTATTAAAAATATTTCTAAATATATTATCGCATGAAATAGAGGTTTAATAATATGAATAAAGATTTCGCAAAGATGTGTTATTTTGCACGATTAGAAACAGGATTATCTGTCAAAAATGCTTCAAGCTTATTAAATATATGTGAGCGTCAACTAAATTATTATGAGTCAGGTCAAAAAAATATTCCTGATGATATTGTAGCTAAAATGACTAAAGTATATGTAAATCCAGAGTTAGGATATGAGTATTTAAGACAAACAAAAACAGGTAAAGAACTAGCCTTACCAGCTATAAATATGAAAGGCATTTCATCACGAACATTACAATTACGAGTGTGCGTAAAAAATGTAATTGATGTCTTAAGTAAATTGGATATCATCGCTTGCGATGATGTAATCGACCAAAAAGAGGTAAACGACTTTTTAGACTGTATGAAACAAATACAGTTGCTATCTGGTGCTTGTGTAGGAATTAGGTTATTTAGACAAATAAAAAAAATCCGCACTGACGGGAACAGCACGGATTTTTTGGATAACATCAATTTAAATTTTTGAAAGTAACTGTATTATACCACATTAATAAAATTTTTGAAAGGATGATTTTTTTGTATCATAACTATGCTAAAAACGATGAATTTAATTTGTTAATAAACAATATTATGAGTGATAAAGATTTTACGGATAATCTTGAAAAATGTGTACGCATATTAACAAGGGATTTTGTTAATAAAAAAATGCACGCTATTAAATTTATGTCAAAAATTGTTTATGAATATGGGTTAAAACAATTTTTGACAAGTAAAGATGTATTCCCTTTAAAAGAAGGTACTACACATTTTAAGTTTAAGATAAAAACATTTGTTTTTGAAATGGATGTATTTTTATATCCATTGGAAAACTTAGAAAAGCCATTCAAAAAATATATACAAGTAACTAACCTAACGTTTGGTTTAGAAAGAAGGAACTAACGTGGTAAGAGTATCAATTTTCAATAAGGATAGACAATTACAGGGAAAAATAAAACTTCCGACAGCTTCATTAAAATTTTTACTATCTGGATTAGTGGAATACCAAAACAGCATTTTAAAAATAGGAGTAAGAACTAATGAAATTAATAAAACTGGAGTTAAATAATTTTAAAGCAATTAAGGATTTTATATTTGAGCCAAATGGTGAAGATAAAAGCATTTTTGGCAAAAATGGTGTAGGTAAAACTACATTAGTAGACGCTTATTTTTGGGTGCTAGTAGGTAAATCTAGCACCGATAAAAAGATTGATGACGATATTAAATTAAAAGATAATACAGGCAATCCTCAATTAGATAATGGTATAGAACATAAAGTAGCAGCTACTTTAGAACTAGATAATGGCACACAGGTAACACTATCTAAGATATACCAAGAAAAATGGACTAAAAATCATGGTAAGCCTGTAGCAGAGTTCGACGGACATACTACATCTTATTTTGTTGATGATGTAGCAAGAAGTCAAAAGGATTATAACGCTTACATTGAACAACATATCGGCTCTATTGAAGTTTTAAAAATGTTATCTAGTGCCACTTATTTTTGTAATATGCCATGGAAAAAGCAACGTGAATTATTGCTTGAAGTTTGTGGCGATATTACAGATATGGATGTAATAAATTCGGATGAGCGATTAAAAGATTTACCGTCTATGTTAGAAGGTAAAAATGTCAATGATTTTATAACATTAATTACCCAGCGTAAAACTAAATTAAATAGTCAACTCAATAAAATTCCTACACGAGTCGATGAGAATCAAAAAATGTTGGATGATTTCAATGAAGAATTAAATCAGGAAATCATTGAAATTGAGTTGAAGGATTTCCGAAAAAAGAAAAATATTCTTGAAAATAAATTAACTACATTAAAAGGCGGTTATGCAGTAGCCCACATTGAAAGACAAATTGCTAAAATTGATACAAAGATTGAACAAATAAAACAGCACTATGACGCAACTAATAATGCTGATGTATTAGAATTACAAAAACAAAAATCTACTGAAGAAATAGAATTACAGAAAGAAAGACAGCAACTAAATAATAAAATAAGTGAGCGAGAAATACTTAATAATAAAATAGCAAGTATTTCTAAACAAATAGAAGATTGCCGAAATGCTTGGAAGGTGGAAAAAAAGAAGGTATTTAATGGTGATAATATTTGTCCTACTTGTGGGCAAATATTACCGCAAGAAAAAATTAATGAAGCAATAGAAAAATTTAATAAAACTAAAGCAGATAATTTAAGAGCTTGTACAGAAACAGGTACAAGCTTAGCGAATAAGAAACAAAATCTAGAAAATGAATTAAATGAGATAGAAGCTACGATAATTTCAATAGAATCAGTTATTACATTGTCATCTCAAAATATCCAGAAATTAAATTTACAAATTATAGATAAACAAAAGAATGTTGCTGATACAGAATATGGTTATTCAGAAAATGAAGAATATCGCAATCTATATCGAGAAAAAGTAAATCTAAAGAAAGAACTTATCTCGGTTCAAGATAATTGTGCTAATTCTTTAAAACAATATCAATCGGAGATTGAACAAATTGATTTAGACATTAATGTAAGAACAGAAAAATTAGCTAAAATAAATCAATTATCTGTATTTAAAAATCGTATTGATGATTTAAAAGCAGAACAAAAACGATTAGGTGAAGAATTTAATAATTTAGAATTTAAATTAAATCTTGCTCAAATTTTTACTAAAAATAAAGTAAATATGTTAACAGATAAAATTAATAGCAAGTTTAAAATAACTAGATTTAAGTTATTTACTCAGCAAGTAAATGGGTTAATTGATGATACTTGTGAAGCTATGACACAACAAGGTTCAACATATGGTAAGAGTATGTCAAATGGAGAAAAAATCATTATTGGTTTAGATATTTGTAATACTTTAGCACAGCATTATAAATTAGATGTCCCAATGTGGATAGATAATGCGGAGTGTGTAAGTGAGATATTAAAAACTAATAATAGCCAAATGTTTAATCTTATTGTTGCTCATCATGATTTTTTGAGAATTAAAGAACCAATACTAAAAAGATTTTAAAAGGAGATATTCAAAATGACAAACACAATAATGCTAAAAGAACAAAATACAATGCCTGGATTTACTTCCAAGGATAGCTACCAGCTTCTTTGGAATATGGCAAAAATGTTTTCCGAAACAACATTAATTCCAGAAAGTTTTAGAAAAAATGTAGGTAATTGTGCTATAGCTATTAATATGGCACAAAGATTAAAAGCTGACCCACTTATGGTAATGCAAAACTTATATGTAGTATATGGTAATCCATCTTGGAGCAGTAAATTTCTTATTTCTGTATTCAATCAATGCGGAAAATATACAAGCATAAAATATAAATATGTAGGAGATAAAAATACAGATGACTACGGTTGTATAGCTTACACAACTGAAATTGCAACTGGAGATAAAATTGGAGGTCCACTTGTTACGATTGGTTTAGCAAAAGCAGAAGGCTGGTTTGCTAAAAAAGGTAGTAAATGGCAGACAATACCAGATTTAATGCTTAGATATAGAGCTGCTGCATGGCTTATTCGTACTACTGCTCCAGAGTTAAGTATGGGATTACAAACACAAGAAGAAATTTATGATACACACGAAAAAGATATTACAGAAGAAGCAAAACCTGTACAGGAAATAAAGGAAAAAATGGCGTCTAAGACACTGGAAATGCCAAAACAAGAACCAAAATCAGAGGTATTAGAAAAAATAAATAAAATTGAAGCTAAGCCAAAAGAAACAGTACAAACTAAATCTGCAAGAAAAGAAGAACCTAAAAAAGTTAAAGTTGAACAACCTGCCTTTGATGAACAGGAAGATGATGAGGAACAACCACCATTCTAATAGGAGTGAAGTATAATGTTTATTTCTTGTTATGCCAGTGGAAGTGCTGGAAATCTGTATAAGATAGAAAATAATAAGACCACACTACTAATTGAGTGTGGTCTACCAATGAAAGATATCAGACATTGCTTAGGAACTACGATTGATAATGTAGAGGCTGTTTTATTGACACATGAACATAAAGACCACAGCAAAGCAATACACGAGTTTTTAAGGTTGGGTATAGATATTTATACCAGCAAAGGAACAGCGATTGCCTGTGGGGCGGAGAAAAGCCCCTACGTGCATTTTATCGAAAGTGAAAAGGTATTTTTTATTGGCGATATAACTATATTGCCATTTAAAACTAACCACGACGCAATTGAGCCACTGGGATTTGTTTTAAGAGATAATAAAGATATTTTAATGTTTGCTACTGATACCTATAATATTGAATTTAATGTTCATAGGATTTCACAACTAATGATTGAATGTAATCACAGTTACGAAATCTTAGATGAAAAGCTTAAAAATGGGCAGATAGATAAGAGCAGATATAACAGGTTAGTAAAAAGCCATTTTTCTTTGGAAAATTTAAAAACATGGCTTAGTAAAAATGATTTAACTTGCTTAAAAGAAATCTATTTATTGCATTTATCTAAACAAAATTCAGACGCAGATGAATTTAGACAAGAAATAGAAGCTATGACAGGTATTCCTGTATATATAGCAGATGAAAATGTAATAAAAACTGGTAATTATATTATGCCAACTAGCACATGGGAATGTGTTCCTAAGCCTTCAACTCGCAGTAATTTTTTTTACAAAATTTTTAGAGAGGAATAAAAATGAAAATGATAGTGCATACCACTTTTAATGGAAAATTAAATTTTATAAATCTAGATGGGTTTGAAATATGCGTAAATGGCAATAAATGGGATTTAAGAACTTTTGAAGAATTTCATGTGTGTAGCTCTATTTTTAGGTGTAATGAATATGATTCTATTGTTTGTGATATTGTGGCAAAATGCAAAACTACAGGGAAATTAATTGAAATATGTAAAGTCGATTCTGTTAATGACGCAAAGGATATTATTCGAGAAATAATAAATCACATGTCCGATATATATGAAGTAATTCAAAATAAGAAAATAATACCAACTTCATTAAAACATATTAAGAATTATTGTGCAGCTATAAATGGCAACTGTAAAAAATGTGAAATTATTAAATACAGTAAATATACATGTGCTGGATGTTATCGCCAGGATTTTAAACCTATGAATTGGGAATTGAGAGAGGATGTATAAGATGTCTACAGAAGAACGTTATTGTATTAATAGTGTAAAGATTATCAAAGATAAAATCAGAATGGATTTTACAGACAATGGAGATAGCGTAAAACGAGATTTTAAACAAAAAGCAACTCCAGAATTTTATGCAGCTATTACAGGTTTAAAAAAAACGGCATTAGCTATGATGGGCTTAACACCTGAAACGGAAAAAGAGATTTCTAAAAAAGTTGAATGTTATGGTGTTACTATTTATCATGCTAAAGATAATACTATTGGCTGTAGCATACATCTAAAATTCTATACTGGTGAAGACGATAATCCAATAATTATTAACACTCCAAAAAGAATGAACCCTTCTGACGAATATAGCGGTGATAAATGTCTTAGCGAAGATGGTAGTCAAAAATTAGACGATTTAATTTATGCTGCACTTGATTATTTGAAAGGTAAACGAGCGCAGGTAGCATTATTTGATAATGAAGGAAATGTCGTGGAACAAACAAAGGAAGAGCCTAAATCAAAAGAAACAGCAAAACAAAAATCTAAAAATAAAAAACCTACTGTTCCTGTTAGAGCAGAGGTTATAGATATAAGCAAACTTGAAGATGTAAATAAATTAGAAAGCCCGCTAATTAGTGCGAGCTAAGAAATGAGGTGTGAAAATGGGGAAAGTCAAAGATGATAATTACTATATAACATATGGCTGGATGATAAACCAGTTGCAATTAAAAGGAAATGAATTGCAAATATTTGCTATCATCTATGGCTTTTCTCAAAATAATAAAAAAGATTTTAATGGTGCAACTACTTATCTTGCTGAATGGATTGGAGGAACAAAACGTACAGTTATTACGGTATTACAAAAACTTGTAGAAAAGAAATTACTTATAAAAGAAGTAGATAATGTAGGAACTCCAAATATTTATAAAATAAATCCAGAAATAATTGATAAAAATGGGAAATTTAATATTAACTGGTGTAAAAATTTCACCAGTACCAGTGAAAAAATTTCATCACCCCAGTGTAAAAATTTCACCAGTACCAGTGAAAATTTTTCACCCAATAATAATATTGATAATAATATAGATAATAATATTAATAATATAGTTGTTGATGTTGTTAAGAAAAAAATAAAAACAGCAGATAAGAAACAAGAGAAATTAGATAGATATCGTGATAAAGATTTTAAAGAAGTATCATACGCATTTTCAAATAATATTCATCCGATAAATGGCATGATTGAAGCTGATATGCTTATTAGTTTATTAGATGATTATGGTAAATCATGGGTATTGGAAGGAATAAAAGAGATGGTTAGGTATCACGGAACTACTTTAGCATATCTTAATGGAATTTTATCTAATTGGAAAAAATATGGATTTAAGAATAAAAAACAGGTTAAACAAATTAATAATACTGATGATAAAAAAGCTGAATATGGATTTTAGAGGGTAGATGATAATAATGAAGCTTACTAAAATTGACATGGCTAGAATAAAACAAGCCGATAAAGAATTGGCATATAAAAGAACATTAGAGAAAAAACAAGACGATAGTTTAAAAAGTATAGGCACAATAAATTATCTAAATGGCATAAAAAATAAAAGTCTTAATTTTACAGCTCAATTTGTATATAAAAAACAGGATTATGAATGTGAATTATGTCAAGATAAAGGCTATATCATAGTAAAAAATGAACAAGGATATGATTATTCAATACCTTGTAAATGTTATGCTAAGCGTACAGTACGGGCTATGCTTGAAAAAACTGGAATGAATATAAACGAGTATAGAAAAAAGACATTGAATAGTTTTCCAAATGATAGGGCAGAAGCAATAAAAATGAAACAACTAGCAATCGATTTTATAAACAACCATAAAGAAGGCGATAGCATTGCATTTGTTGGCAAATCTGGAACAATGAAAACCAGTATTTGCATTGCAATTTGTTTAGAATTAGCAAAAAAGTATAATCAAGCACATATTTATTTTAGTTATTTAACAGAAATAAACAGATTAAAAAATATTATGTATAACAATTCTTTAGAGTATAGCGAAGAAATTAAAAAGCTTGGAACTTGTGAAAATTTATATATAGATGACCTATTTAAAAAGCAAAAAGCTAAAGATGATAATAGTAAAATTGATGTTACAAATGCAGACATTAAGATAATGTACGAAATAATAAATCAAAGATATATCAATCGTAAAACAACTTTATTTTCTAGTGAATTTACAATATCTGAAATTATAAATATTGTTGATGAGGCTCTAGGTAGTAGAATTTTTGAGATGTGTTGCAATGGTAAATATGGAATGATTTGCAATGATTATAATAGACGATTACCAGTGAATAAATAAATTAAAGGAGTAATAAAATGACTGAAGTAATTTTTGTATCTACAAAAAGAAATAGTAGTATTGGGTATTTACAGCAAGGAACTTCTGTACAATACGAAAAACCTTACTTTAATGCGTTAGTTGAAAAAGTTCTTGGAAAAAAATCATCAGAATATATATCACGTGAAATAGAAAGTTATTCTAATAAAAAAAGATTTGTAATTGTTCTTCGTGATGAACAACTTAAAACATTTTTAAAAGCAAAAGCTTTGATAGCTACTTGTAAAGATAAAAGAATTAAAGATGAAAATATTTCAGATTTAATTATGAGTGGAGTTTTAGGATAAAATGCGTAATAAAGATTTAATACAAAGAGCTATTCATAGTTGTATGAATAGAATAGGACTTCCTTATAATGGAGCTTTTAAAGTTAAATATAACGATAAAACAGAATTTTGCAAAATATGTAAAGGAATAGATGGATATTATGAATTACAATGTTTCGTTGGTGGTGTTTGGATTACTACAAACGAGAGCAAACTTAATGTACTAGATATTCTTTTTGGAAGTGCTAAGATATTAAAAATTTACAAAGGAATAAACTTCAAAAAAGATTATTATAAACATAATTAAATAAATATAACATCAATAATAATTTTTGAAAGGTTGATTTTATTATGTGGAAAGAGTGTAAGTATTGTCATAAAGAATTTTGGACCAATTATATAAAAAAAGAATATTGTTCTGAACACTGTGCATATAAGTATAATTATGAACGTTCAAGGGCAAGTATTTTAGCTAAATATAAAAAACCACGTAATATTACAGATAATGTTATAAAATCAAAGAAATCAAATAAAGTTGTATTTAATTTCATAATGGAACTTAACCAGCTAACTACTTTAAGTTATGGAAAATTAATGCAGTATTATCCAGATCTGAATAAAATTAAAAGTTTTATAGATTATCAGCAGGTAGTAGGAAATGCTAAAAAAGTAAATGTAGATAAGATTATGTTGAATCACGCTAAACAATTAAATTTAGATTTTAATTAGGAGTTTAAAATGATACATGAATTAAAAATAAAGCCAAAATTTTTTCAAGATATTATAAATGGAATTAAAAATTTTGAAATTCGCAAGAATGACCGCATGTTTAGAGTTGGCGATATATTAGTATTGTCCGAATTTGATTATATGGATAATACTTATACAGGTAATCAAATTCAAGTAAGAGTAGATAATATATTAACACATGAAGATTTTCCAGATGGTATACCTATTGATTATGTAGTAATGAATATAAGACGATATAACTCTTGGATACCAGTACAAAATGATATTTATTATCGCATAGACATAGACGGAGATATCGTTGAAGATACATGGGAAGAAACAACATTTGATTATGCTGTTTTGATGATAGGAAATTGCTTTAAAAGTAAAGTACAAGCTGCTATGTATAAAAATTATTATGTACATTTATATAAGGGGTATCAAAATGAAAAATATAAACGCAATTAAAACTTTTATGCAAGAAAATGGAGTTCATTTTGAAGAAGAATTTTATGTTGATTTTGGAGAAAAACAAGAAATATTTAATATAGATAATTTAAAAAAATTTAGTATTTCACAAGATGATGAAGAACTTTATTTCACTAATGATTCAGGTGAAGAAATATCTTGTGAAGAAATAGGAAACATACTATTTAATGATGATGTTCATGTTATTACTAAAAATTATTTTGAAACAATGATGAATTACTATATTAGTATTTCTAAAATATGTGATGACTTTAATAATAATGAAACAGAATGTACTAAATGCCCTGCATGGTCATGTAATGATGGATGTTTTTTTATAGATAGTTATATTCCAAATGGAATAGTAGAAAATTTAGGGATTCAACATCATTTGCCTATACCAAGAGATTATAAATATAAAAATAAATTTTTATGTAAATGTAGAGATTATAAAGAATTAATAGGAGATACCAATGAATAAAACACCTTTTGCATTTGTTTTATATGGAAATCCTGTAACAAAAAAGAATAGCCCAGTTATGGTAAAAGGACGTTCAGTCCTTTTACCAAGTGAGGCTTATCGAAAGTATGAAAGTTCTTGTAGAAAAGCGTTACAAGTATTAAAAGTACAAGAAAAATTAAGACATTTTAGTATGGGTGTATCTATGTGCTGTCTATATTACTTAGAAAGTAAAGCTCATTATCCAGATTTATTAGGATTGTTACAATCAACATCAGATATCATATCTGATGAATATAAAACAATAAACCATAAAAAGACGTTATACACAAAATGGGTACTTTCTGACGATAGAATAATAAAAAATTTTGATGGTAGTAAGATTGCAGAAGTAAATAGTTTACAGCCTAGAGTCGTGGTTATAATTACACCACTTAGTACGACTATTGATACAGAAACAGACCCATATATAATTAAACAAATTCAACGAGAAAATAATCTGTTTGAGTGATGTGTCATGAATGATAACGATTTTTTAAAAAAATGTGAGGAAACAATAAGTACAGAAGTTGATTATGTACTTAAAAATTTAGAAAAACTAGCTGAAAAAGAATGTCTTGAATTTGATTGGGTAGTATTAGAATTCAGAAAACAATTTAATAGAAAACTAAAAGAACAAGGTTTTGAGGAATAAGATGGATTTTTCAATGGGTTTATTATTAGGTGGCTGGATTGGGGCTTTTATTGGAATTGTAGCCATGTGTTTAGTTCAAATTAACAGGAGATGATGAAATGAGTTTCCAAGAAAATTTAAAATATTATAGAGAAAAAGCAGGTTATAAAACTGCTAAAGATTTTGCTGATGTTTTAAATATTCCATATACTAGCTATGTTGCTTATGAAAATAAAGGTCGTGAGCCAAAATATGAAATGCTTTGCAAGATAGCCGACTTATTAGAAGTATCTACAGATGATTTATTAGGACGAAAAGAGCCACGATTAAAAGATAATTTAATGAAAATAAAAAATAAAATTATGTTAGAAGTAAATAAACAAAATAAGCAGTGGGGTGATGAAAGTGAGCTAACACCTCATCAGTGGTTAGGACTTATTCAAGAAGAAGTCGGAGAAATAGCTCAAGCCCTAAACGAAACGTATCTACCTAACAAAACGAAAGCTAAATTAGGTGGTAAAGAAAATATCCAAGCTGAAATATATCAGGTTGCTGCACTTTTGATAAGGTTTTCAGAAAGAATAGAAGGTGAGTAATATGCAATGTGATAAGCGTTATTATGAAGCCGACACAGGGTATATGTGTTGGATTAATAAGAAACCATGTAATAAAAATAACTGTACATTAAAACATAGATTTGCAAAAGAATTTTCAAATAAAGTAATTAAAAAATTAAAGGAGAGTACAAAATGACACCATTTGAATTATTTAATCTTATGAGTCAGCGAAGGGTTAAATTTGTTGATGGACAATTTAAATCCAATGTTAATGGAGAAAATAATGGAAAAACGAAATCATGAGCATTATATGGACACCGTTCCATATAATGTTATAACTAAAATTGAAAAAGAAAACGAGCAAAAAAGATTAGTACGATTAAAGATAGCCTTAAAAGCTACAAGAGCAATATTTAAAGAATTTGGTTTTGAAGTTATAGAACGTATAGTGGTTAGAGATTTAGAAAGTAATAAAACTTATAAATAAAGGGGGATTTTGTAATGGATAACATCAAGGCAACTAATAATTGTGGTATATATCTAGATGAATTTTGTAATAGAGAGACTTTAAATATAAATAAAAAATATAAATTAGAAATAATAATAAAAATAGCATACGACCCAAACGATAAATTTTATAGATACGGTATAGGTTGCACACATAATTCTTCATCAGGCTGTGGTTTTGGATATGCTCCTGGTGAAGATGATAAAAAATATTTAACTGTAGAAGAAGCAAAACAAGCAGCTATTATAGAAATTGCTGATAAACATTCTTATTGTTGTTTTGGCAAAACATTAAGAGATATTTTAATCGAAGCTGGGTATTTGCAACCAGTGAATAGTATATCTTTGTGGGATTAAGGAGAATATAAATGTTTAAAAGACCACCAACTGAATATGAAATTATAAAACAAAATGATGAAAAACGAGGTCGTAAAGTTTTTGGAACAACAATAATAATATTTATCATAGTAGCAATTTCACTTATATTAGCAGGATGAAAATATTAATTAAAGGGGCGATATATTCGCTCCTTTTGCTGTCGTATTTGCAATGGAGGTAATTATGAATAAAAGCGTTGATTACATTGGGAAAACAGTTTATTACTTAAAAAATTATAATCAATTCAAAATATCGATTAAAAACTTGACCGAAGATATTGAAGTATTACAACAGACTATGCAATTAGAGGCGGTCGCTCCTATAGCTAAATACGGTGATGATATTACTGTTGGAGGCAATAGTGAATTAACAGCAGTTGAAGCATATACAGCAAAAAAAGCACAGTATAAGGCTAAGATTATAGAATTACAAAATCGTTTAGAAATTATAAACAGAATAATAAAAAAGGTAGACCGCTCCATTGACGGTCTTGAAGATGAAGAAAAAAGAATTGTTATATCCTTTTATTTAGACAATAAAACATGGCGTGAAATAGCTCAACGGAATTATATATCAGAACAGTGGGCTAAAAAATGCAGAAATAAAGCTGTTAGAAGAATATCAAGAATGTTATTCGGTTTAACTGCTATACACGAACAGTTAGATTTATTCATATAAATTATTTTATCCACAATTATTGTGGATAAATACATAGTTTTAATAGTGATTATTTTAGTGCGCGTTTAGTAGACTTTTTGTAGACTTTTAGTTATCATTTTAGTGCGTGTTTTTGTACTCAAATAGGCGCCTTTTTATTGCTCTTTTTTTATGTTTTTCGTGTTATACTAATAACATCAAAAATTGCATACGAGATTAAATCAATAATAAAGCACAGGCATTATAGCTTGTGCTTTTTCTTTTGGAGGAGAAAAAATGAAAGAATTACAGATAGTTTATAAGAATATATCTGAATTAAATCCTTATGAAAATAATCCACGATTTAATGATGATGCTGTTGAATATGTAGCAAATAGCATTAAAGAATTTGGTTTTAAAAATCCAATTATCCTGGATAATAACAATGTAATTGTATGCGGACACACTAGATATAAAGCAGCTAAAAAATTAGAAATGGAAAATGTTCCATGTATTATTTGTTCAGATTTAACACCAGAGCAAATAAAAGCTTTTAGATTAGCAGATAATAAAACCGCTGAATTAGCTGATTGGGACATGGATTTATTAAATCAAGAATTTGCAAATATACTTGACTTTGATATGTCTTTATTTGGATTTATGGATAATATTCCAGATGTTAACTTAGATTTAACAAATGATGATAAATACAGTACAAATATTCAAATTCCACAATATGAAATAACTGGTGAATGCCCTGCACTTGAAGCTTTAGTTGATGAGGACAAGTGCAATTCCCTACTAGGGAAAATAGAGCAAGCAAATATTCCAGAAGAAATAAAAGCTTTTCTACGTAAAGCAGCTACGCGTCATTATGCTTTTAATTATAAAAATATTGCTGAATATTATGCGCATGCACCAGCCGAAATTCAAGAACTTATGGAAGAATCTGCACTTGTCATTATTGACTATAATAACGCTATTCGTAATGGTTATGTTCAGCTAAGTGAGGATTTAAAATCCCTAGTAGAGAGCGAGGAAGAAAATGCGTGATGATTTTGCAGTATTTATTTTATCTAACGGCAGACCTGACAATATAAAAACACTTAGAGCTTTAAAGAAAGGCAATTACACAGGTAATTGGTATATCATATGTGATGATTTAGATGTTACATTACCGGAGTATAAAAAGAAATTTAAAGACAGAGTTATCGTATTCGATAAGCGTGCTATAGCTGCTAAAATCGACACGGGTATAAACGATAATGAAGATATGCGAGCTATTGTTTATGCTCGCAATGCTTGTTTTGATATAGCAAAACAATTAGGACTAACATATTTTCTTGAACTTGACGACGATTATACTTCTTTTGACGCTCGATATATTTCAAAAGGGAAAAAAGAGAAACTTAAGGTCCGTAAAATTAAAAATCTTGATAATATATTTGAGGCAATAATTAAATTTCTGGATACCTCAGGGGCATTATCAGTTGCTATTGCTCAAGCTGGTGATTATATTGGAGGCGTTGATGGCAAATTTTATAAAAAAGGACTTGCTAGAAAGTGTATGAATACTTTCTTTTGTCGTACCGATAATCGTTTTTGGTGGAGTGGTAAGCAGAACGAAGATGTATCGACATATACACATTTAGGAAACAAAGGGAATTTATTCTTTACTTATACAAAAATATGTATTATCCAAGCAGCTACACAACAGACTACTGGAGGTATGACAGAGGTATATTTGGAAAAAGGCGGATATAACAAGCCGTTTTCAAGTGTTATTTTTAGTCCGCAAGCAGTTAAGGTGGCAATGATGAACACTAGCCACAAAAGAATACATCACAAAATTAATTGGAATTTATGTACTCCGAAAATAATCAATGAAAGGTACAAAAAAAAATGATTGATGATAATAAATTAATTTTTAATATGAATAATGTTTTTTATAAATTGCCTATTACAGCAGATATATTTTTAACTAATTTTTGTAATAATAATTGTAGTTATTGTACATATGGTCGTTGGGATAAATTAAGTCGTAAGCCTAGATATATGACATATGATAAATTTATTGAGTATGTACAAATATTATTACAGTTTAATGTTAAAAGTATTATTTTAACAGGTGGCGGTGAGCCAACGCTGAATCCAGATTTTGAAAAAATAACAACTTATTTAGAAGAAAACCATATACCATATGGAGTAAATACGAATTTTAATATTTTGAAGAAGATTGCTCCTAAATATTTAAAAGTATCTTTAGACGCTAGTAATCCTAAGCAGTATAAAGTTATTAGGGGTGTAGATAGATATACACAAGTTATTAAAAATATACAAGCCTATCGAGTGTGGCAAAAAGAAAATAACATTCCTACAAAATTAGAAATCCAATGTGTAGTAAAAGATTATGCTGACCTTGATTTTTATTATGCACATAAAGATTTAGATGTAGATTACATCATATTTAGACCTGTAGAAAGTACGCAAGCTCAATATTATAAGAATAAAAACAATGTAGCTCCAATATTAGATAAATTAGAACGAATACAATGTCGCGATAAGCGTGTAGTTATAAATTATAAATTTAATAGAATTGAATATATTCCTAGAGAATGTATAGCTAATTTCGCTCAAATTGCACTCGATGAGCAAGGCAACGTTATGTATTGTTGTCACAAACCATATGAAATTATTGGACATATTACAGAAAAAGATATTCTAAAGAAAAAACTACAATATAAAACTAATATGAGTAAATGTGATGTTCCGTGCAGATTAACTGGTTGTAATTACTTATTAGATAAGGCAAAGGAGCATACTTCTGATAGTATGTTTATTTAGCCTTATTTTGACGTAATTTGACAATTTTACTATAGGATAATGAAAATGGATATAGAAAATAAAAAAACGCGTATAGAACGCGTTAGAAAGGTTACAACGGAACAGGCTGAAAAAGCTTTGCAGAAAAGTGCAGGAATATTAACTCATGCAGTTACTTATTTAGAGCAAATGTATGGCATTAAGATTACAAGACAAGCATTATCTTATAGAGTTAAAAAGTCTAAAAGATTACAACAAGCACAGCAAGAAGCGAGAGAAACAGTTTTAGATTTAGCTGAAGGTGTTATTTTTTCAGAGATAAAAAAAGGAAATTGGAAAGTGTCTTTATCTGTCCTTAGAACATTAGGGAAAAACAGAGGATATGCTGAAAAAGTTATTCATACGGATAAAGAGGAAACAGAACAACAATCAAATGCAGCAGCATTATTAACAGAAGTATTAGAAAAAGTATGGGAGGGTAGAAATGACAAAACACAATAAAAATATTGATGAATTGGCAAAATCCATGCGTCAATATATTGATGACCCTGTACCATTTGTGCAAAATGTTTTAAAAGCACAGCCAGATAAATGGCAAATAGAATGTCTAAGGGCAATAGCTAATCATCCTCGTGTGGCTGTTCGTTCTGGTCATGGTGTCGGGAAAACTGCATTAGAAAGTTGGGCTATTTTATGGTTTATGTTTACGCGACCATTTCCTAAAGTGCCATGTACAGCTCCAACGCAACAACAATTATTAGATATTCTTTGGCCAGAGATTAGTAAATGGCTAAAACGCTCTGAATTGTTAGATGGACTTTTTGATTGGCAAAAAACAAAGGTTCAAAACAGAATACACCCGGAGAGATGGTTTGCTACAGCAAGAACCGCCAGCAAGCCAGAAAATATGGCAGGGTTCCATGAGGAACACCTGCTTTTTGTTATTGACGAAGCAAGTGGTGTAATGGACCCGATTTATGAAACGATTGAAGGTGCATTGACTACAAAAGACGCTAAATTACTTTTATGTGGCAATCCTACTCAAAATATTGGAGTATTCAAACGTGCTTTTCATGAGGATAGAGATTTATATTACACAATAAAAGTTAATTGTATGGATACTGACCGTGTAGCTAGCGCTTATTGTCAAAGGCTTATTCGTCAATATGGTATGGACAGTGATGTTGTTAGAGTTCGTGTGCTTGGAGAATTTCCAAAATCAGAGCCAGACGGATTAATTCCATTAGAACTTGTCGAAGCTGCGATGATGAGGGATTTAGATATAGATTACAATTCAATGCTTCATGTTGGAGCAGATATTGCTCGTTTTGGCGATGACGAAACGATATTTGTTCCTAGAATTGCTGGAAAAACATTGGGATTATTTCACTATACAAAGCAAGATACAACTACCACAGCAGGTAAATTGTTGAATATTACAAAGAATTTTATGAGAGATTATCATAAACCATATGCGACCATTCGTATTGATGATGATGGTGTTGGTGGTGGTGTTACAGATATGCTTAGGGAAACTATAAGGGAACAACGACTAAACATCGATGTAATAGCTTGTCATAATGGTGGTAGTCCAATGGATAAAGAACATTATGCAAATTGGATTACTGAACAATGGTGTAACTTAAAACAACGACTACTTGATGGTGATATTGAAATTCCAAATGATGATGAATTATCGGCACAATTAAGTACACGTAAATATTCAATAGATAGACGAGGACGTATTATTTTAGAAGATAAAAAGACTTATAAAAAACGTATTCGTAGAAGTCCAGACCGTGCAGACGCTTTAATTCTTGCATTTGCTAAGGTTAGAAATAATATTGACCCAAATATTGCTGCACTTTTAGGAGGGGCAAAATTATATGGTAATTAGAAAATGGCTTAATAAAGCCACTGGAGAAATAAGCAAGTTACGTATTAGAAATTGGTTTTTTAATGTAAATAATATGTATTCTGCCCCATATTCATTGGGGATAGAAGGTCACGTTGATTATAAAAGAGCTAGAGACCTTTATTACAATCGTGATGAGAGATATAAATTAGGTGCTGGTTTTGCTAAGCCAATTATAAATACATTAGCTGGGTTTATGGGAACTCCAAATTTTATATGTGAAGATGAGTCAGCACAAGAGGAATTAGATTTATTTATAAAAAATTTAAAAAGCAAAATGCAACGTACTCATCAGAAAAATTTGATTGATGGTGAAGTTTTTATTCGATTAATTAACAAGAAATCTAATTCCAAACTTTATCCAGAAAATAGCAGAGGTACATTGCTAGATTATATTCTTATACCACCAGAGTTAATTCCAACAGGTGGAATAGAGTATGACCCTATAACAGGAGAATATTCTGCTATTACTATATTATCGAGAAATAAATGGATTGATGAAAAAGGCAATAAACAAGAATATATTTTTCGCCAAAAATTAACAGCAAGTAAAATTATTACAACGATTGAAGGAAATGCACCAAAAGGGCTTGAGAGTAAAACAGAATCAAATCCTTGGGGGTTTATTCCTATAATTCATTTTAAGAACGAACCAGATGAAACAGAATTACACGGTTATTCAGAACTTGAACCAATAGAACCATTTTTAAAGGCTTACCATGATGTAATGATTCACGCAATAACCGGAAGTAAAATGCACTCAACGCCTAAACTTAAATTTAAATTAAAGGACGTTGAAAAATTTTTGCGAGATAATTTTCCTAATGCTTTTAATGATATGAAACAACAGAAAGATATTAGATTAGATATCAGCGGAAAACAAATTCTGCTAATGCAGGATGAAGATGACGCAAGCTTTATAGAGTGTACATCTGCGATTGGAGATACTTCAACTTTATTGCAATTTTTATTTTATTGTATTATTGATACTTCTGAAGTACCAGAATTTGCTTTTGGGGTTCATATTTCTAGTTCTCAAGCTAGTACAAAAGAACAAGGTCCAATTCTTACTCGCAGAATAGAGCGAAAAAGGGAACAGGTGGAAACATCGTGGAAAATGTTCGCAAGAATGGCTTTATCTATGATTAGTTCTATATCTGGCAGAAATTATAAGTCCTACAATGTAGAAATTGAATGGGATGCAGTAATGGATAAAGATGAACAATCAGACGCACAAACTTTATATGTAATAACACAAGCATTAAGTAATGCCTTAGATAGTAATATTATTAGTATTCAGTCAGCTGTAAATTATTTGGCTAAATACATTGATACTATGGAAACATGGGAACAAGAACAGTCTAGAATAGAAGATACCAAAATGCTCAATAAGCCAATAGAAGAAGCATATCCGCAAAACAAGCAATTAAAAAATATCGATGATATTTTAACTGGGGGCAATGAGGTATGAGCGAACTAGATGGGATTAAATCAGCGAGTGGTGATTATTATAAATGGGCATTAGAAGCTAGAAAAAAATATTTATTAATGTTACAACAAACTGATGAAACGATAGCCGAATTATATATAGCGTCCATAAATAGAATTATTCAGGAATTTAAGCGAGGAAAAAATAAAAATCTTAAATATTTGTTAGAAGCAATAGCAAAAGATGTAGACCAATTTAATGAGGATTTAGCAAAAGTAATAAAGTCTGTAGTGGAAGATGGTGCAGAAAACGGAATGTATTTTACAAAGCAAGTATCTACAGATGTATTAAAAAAAGCTGGTGTTGATATTGTACCATTTATAAAATCTATGGAATTTAATCGCAAGCGAGCTGTACAAATAAGTTTTGCGCGTTCACATAAAGACGGATTGAAATTATCTGAACGTATATGGAATGTTGGTCAACATAATAAAAAAATAATGTCAGATATTGTTCGTGCTGGAGTTGGTGAAGATGTGGTTACTGTAGCACGTAGTCTAGAAAGTTATGTGAAAAAAGGCAAAACAAGTATATCAGCTAACTATCCTAATATGATGAAAAGAATGGGGAGTCGTATTCCTACAAATCTTGATTATAATGCGTTGAGACTTGCACGAACTGAACTTACAGCAGCTTATGGTGAAGGTGTTATTGCTTCTGCAAAAGCTACTCCTATAGTTAAATATGTAAAATGGGTTATAAGTTCTAGTCATCCACGTAAAGATATTTGCGATACTAATGCTACTGGTGGACCAAATGGAAATGGAATATACGAGGCAATGTCTTGTCCAATATATCCTGCACATCCAAATTGTATATGTACGTTGCAACCAGCACCAGAAAATACAACAGTTGTGGTAGATAAATTAAAAGCTTGGTTAAAAAATCCACAATCACAATCAGAGATAGAAGAATGGTATCAGACACATTATAAAATGTTTGAATAATGAAAGGGGGTGAAACTATGAGTATAAAAAGAAACGGTATTATGTTAACAGCAAAAATTACTGGCGAAATGAATGTCGAAGATATTCCAATAGCAAATTGGGCAGATATTGACGCATTAAAAGGTGATGATACTGACCCCTTAGAGGTTGTCATGTCTGTTCCTGCTGGTAAAAGTACAAGAGGGTGGAATTACACAAGTAATGCACTAAATTCTATTGTTGGAGAAGTAAACAGCACAGGATTACCAGGATTTTTAGGACATCAAAAAGCTGAAAATGTTGCAACAGAGTTTCCAACACCTGTTACTCATTGGATAGGTGCAAAAATGGAAAATAACGTCGCTTTTTTTAGAGGACTTGTTGATAAATCTGCAACTGATTTAAAAAGATGGATACGAGGAAAAGCAATAAATCAGGTATCTATTTTTGGTTATCCGCAATTAGAACAAAATACTATTACCGGTGAAACAGATGTTACTGATTATAAAGGTTTATCTATAGACTGGACGCCTTTAAATCGTGCAGGAATGCCTACTTCACTTGTAGCTATTAATGGAGAAATGGACGTTATAGCTCAACCAGCAGATACTTCTCATGAAGCTTTAAGAGAGGTTTTAAGAAGTGCTGCATATGAAAAGTTTAATACAAATGATGATATTTATATAAGTATAGTTAATGTATATGATGATTATTTTATTATTTATTGCAATGACTATAACAATAAAGGAAATGAGGATAAATATTACAAAGTAAGTTATTCTAAAGGACCAGATAATACAATCATTTTAGGTGAGCTTGTGGAGGTTAAGCGAAAAGAAACATGGGAACCTGTGGGAGAAATGGAGATAAAAAACATGAATAATAAATTAAAAGCATTACTTGATGATGGAACAATTACTAAAGATGACTTAAAACAAGCTTGTGGTGAAATTGGTATTAATAATAATGAAAAACCTAATAAAATTGAACAAGCTTGCGGTGAAATGTTTGGAAAAACAGGAGATGAGCTGTTAAATGATATTAAAAGTGCAGCAGAATTATTAAAGCAATCTAATAATAAAAATAAAGAAAAAATTATTGATAAAATTTTAAATGAAAAAGTAAGTGGAGAAATGGCTCAAAATGTAGTAAAAAAAATGCTCCATACAGATAGTTCTGATGAAGCGGTAATTGCTGGTGAAATTGATAGCATTTTAGCAGATAAATCCGTACAAGCTTTATTAGCTAATACAAAAATTGATATTGTACCACCGATTAATGTAAATAATAATAACAATTCTTTCTTTGTTACTAAAAAAGTATCTATTTAATTTTAGGAGGTTAAAACAATGGCTTATCAAGGACAACCTATACCAAGTACAACATTACCTATATCACAAATAAAAATTAGTGATGGTAAATCTGTAGATGTTACTGTTCCAGCAAGTACCGGTGTTGAAGCTGGAGAATTTTGTGTAATTGATGGATTTTTTGGCGTATCTTTACAAAAAGTAAATAAAGATGAGAATACAAATGGTACATTAATTGCATTACAGACAGAGCAAGCAGAATATATTACAACACAAATTGATACATCAAAAGCATTTGCGATTGGTTCTGCATTATACTTTGATTCAGCGACAAAAAAATTAACAGATGATAGTTCTGTTAGTGGGGCTATTTTAGTTGGAAGAATAACATCTGCCAAAGATAAAAATAATGTTATACAGTTTGTTCTTTATCCGCAAAATGTATCTACTACAAATGCAACTAGCTCTATCACTATTGATAATAGTTTAACAAAAAGTGGACAAGCTGCTGATTCTAAAAAAGTAGGAGATGAACTTGCTAAAAAATTAAATATTCCAGCAGATGGAAATGGTACAAGTGGGCAATTATTAAAAACAAACGGTGATGGTACTACAATTTGGTTTACTCCCGAGAAATTAGACCATATTGCAAATGCAACAGGTCAAGAGGATGCACATACTGTATTAAATTCTTTACTTAGTGCATTACAAGAAAAAGGATTTATGAAAACAGAATAGGAGGATAATTAAATGTTAAATATAGTATCTCAAGATACCTTGTTAGAAGCTCGCAGAAAATATACAGGAGAAAGTAAAATTCCATTTGTATTTAATGGGCAATTAGATTATGTAGATAAAAAAATTATTAATGGAGAAATGGAAACATTAAGCTTCAGTAAACCGTTAGGAGAAATGATTTCTTACGGTGGAACAAATGTTTCTAAAGAATTACTTAGAAAAGTAGTTCTTGATGTAGAATTAGGTCGAGAAACAGTACAGACCTTATATCATCCAATTTATGACACAATTTCTGACCCTAATTTACCAGAGATTTTAGACGCTAAATGGGCTATGCGTGGTGCTTGTGTATTTTTGCAGACCGTTGAAGGCAGTGAGATTAAGTTTGGTACAATCGAAGCAGAATATGGACCAACAGCACGTATTGTTACTTATGCCACTGGTTTTGAATATACAAAACAAATGAAAGACTTTAATCAGTCTTTTCAGGTCGAAATGTTAAATAAGGCTATGGGTGAAAGTTATAATGCTTTATTAAATCATATACATCTTAGTCCTATTTTAGATTTTAGTTATAAATCCAATAATAAAACAGCGTATGCAGGAACTGCTGGAGACGTTGCTTGGGTGCGTCTATATGAAACAATTAAAAATGGCATGAAAGACGCTATTAATAAGAAACGTACACCTACAGTTATGTTAGCTAGTGCAGCTAATAAAATTGATATTGAAATGGCTTTACGTGGTGGTTATCAAATTGGGGGTACAAATTATCCAGCTATTACTGGAATTAATACAATTATCTATTATGATGGTTGGGAAGAAACTGTCGGTAAAAAATCTTATGTATATAATGGATGTCCAGCAAATAAAATTTATTTAATTCGCCCAAAACGAGGTTTTAAAGAACTTTTAAAACAAGATTTACGAATTGAAAGCAATGGAGGAGACCTTACACGCATGATTGAACAGCAGATGATAGGTTATACTTATCGTGGCGTATTTGCAGCAGTTGAAGAAAACGTACAAGAATTAACAATCGCTTAATAAAAAAAGGATGATATTATGATAATTACTGACGAATTTAAAAAGAAATTACGTAAATATCTACATGAAGTTATTCCACCAGACGGAACAGATAAAGATACTAATTTGTCTGATGAAGATATTGAGGAACTTCTTACAGAGGCTGATAATATTTATAGTGCAGCTGCGCAAGGATGGCGATTAAAAGCTACTACAGCACCAATGGAAGTTGGACAAATAACAAAATATAGTATTGGGCAAGAAACCTACGAAAAATCTACAGCAAGTGATTATTTAAGCTATTGTTTGGAAATGGCTAAGATGTATGAGCAAATGGCAGAAAAAAATAATAATCTTTCAGGTAGTAGAATTTTTACAGTAAAGGTGCCAAAAATCTTATGAAAAATTTCATTGAAGAACGTAAAAAAGATATTGCAAAAACAATAGCAGAAAATCCAACAAAAATAATAATAAATAGAACAAATAAAGTTCCTAAAGGTGGAGGGCGAAGCATAGAAAAATCTGTGCTTGGTCCTTTTTTAATACGCATTTTTAATCAAAAGTCAAAAGCATTTCAGGTTAATGTATCTAATACTTTAGCAGGTATTAAACAAACTGATTCAACGTATGCTTTTTTAGCAGCTAGTGATGTAGATATAAAATGTACACCAAATATAACAGATGAGTTTGAAGCTTATGGACAACGATTTAGGGTAATATCAGTTATTCCGCGATATATACAAGGTATTCTTACTAGTTTAGATGGTGGTTTAGAAGTTATTTCATAAGAGGAGAGAAAAATGTTTTGTGATGGTGTTAGAGAAAGTTTAAGACGTAAAAAAGCTGCAACATATTTACTTTGCCAAAATATAAGTAATGATATGGAAAGAAAAGCCAAGTCTATAGCTCCATGGCAAGACCGTACAGCACATGCAAGGCAAAGTATAAATAGTGAAACACAGCTTTCTGGTTATGATATAAATATGACTATTTCACATGGTGTAAAGTATGGTCGATATTTGGAAAAAGGTACTTCTGCACATAGTATATATCTTAAAAATAAAAAGGCTTTTATGTGGAATGGATTACCACATCCAATAAAGAAAAATCCCATTAAACATCCTGGAACAAAACCATATCCTGCTATCATTCCGGCAATAGAATATGGAAAAAAGCAATTAGATATGGAAATAAAAAAATTATGGGAGGAATAAATAATGCGAGAAGCAATAAGAAATGCTCTAATTGAAGCCATTCCAGAAGTTGAAGAACGTATATTTGAGCCACATACAGCAACGCCAGATACGCAAAAACCATATCTTATAGTTAGAGAAATGACTGAAACTGACAATACAGCATGGGCAGGATATAGGGCAAGGATAGAGGTATGGCCCTATTGCGAACAGTCTAGTTATGTAGAAGTTGATAAGTTGGCAAAAAAAATTAGTAATGCCTTAGATAAGCAATTACTAGGAACAAATGATACAGATACAATAACTTGTATTGCTGACGGTATGAGTGATGATACTGTCGATAAAGAATGGGACGCACTTACAAGGTGTGTAAATTTCTATGTACTAGCTCTACAACCTGCCACTTTGCAAGGTCCAATAATTAATGATAATTGGTTAATGGCTTTGGCTGAATGGAGTAAGGAAAAGCTAAGCGAACAAGTTACAGATTGCTATAGTGGTATCCTGCCAACAGGATATAAGCGTCCATCTATATTATGGAGATTTGATGGCATGGATGTTGAAGAATGTGGTGCATTAGGCTTTGAGGTTATAAAGAATATAACTTGTCATATTTTTGGACGAAATGCAGTAGAAGAATTAAATATTGCAATGAAATTAATTGAAGATATCAAAACGGCAATAAAAATTCCTTTGGATATTAAAAACCGTTGGTATATGACTGTAAAAGATGTATCAGGACATTTTTATACAGACGCATTGAAACAAGGTCAAATTAAATTATCTTTAGCACGTAAAGTAAAACGTCCATATGTTGAAGCACCATTAATGATGGAAACATATTTTGATGGAAGAATTAACTTATCTGAAATTGAAAGAAGGTGGAAATAATGGCAGAAGAAGTAATAAAACAATCATCAAAACAAACAAGTAAACAAGTTGTAGCTCCAATTGTTAAGTATTCTATTACAGATTTAAAAGCAGTATCTCGTAAGGTTTTTGGCTGTAATCCAGAAGTTATTGATGGAGCTATTCACGGTAAGCCTATACAAGCTTATGGAGTTGAAGAAATGAGAAATTTAATAAATGATTTTTTAAATAAACCAATAAAATAAATAGGAGTGATTAATAAATGGCTGGTGGAGCATGGGAAGCAACAAACTTACCTAAATTACCGGGCTTCTATATGAATTTTAAATCTGCTGGACTTGCAGCAATTGAAACTGGAGATAGAGGAACGGTTGTTTTACCAATTAAAGCACATTGGGGTAAAACAAATAGTTTTACGACTATCGTTACAGAAAGCGATATTTTAAATGAATTCGGATCTTTAGAAGATACAAATGGCTCTACTTTTTATAAAACACTTAAAATGTGTACATTGGGCGGTGCTAAAAAAATACTTGCCTATAGATTAGTAGACAGTACTGCTAAAGAAGCAAGCTTGAATTTGCAAAATGAAACAGATACAGATGTAGTTAAAATAACAGCAAAATATGTAGGTGAAAGAGGAAATAATTTTAAACTGACAATAGCACCTTCTCTAACTGATGAAGATATATTTGAAATGAAGTTATACGAAGGCACTTCACTTTTGTATACGTATAGTTTCGCTACATGGTCTGAATTAATTGATACTGTGAATGCAGCAAATGTATATATTTTGGCTAGTAAAGCAGAAGGAAGCCCAGATATTAGTGGTAAAGATATTAAAAATATTACATCAGAAGCTTTAACTGGTGGTAATAGTGGTATTAGTGGAATCACTAATACAGATTATATTAAATTATTAGATGTATTAGAAACAGAAGAATTTAATATTCTTGCGTTAGATGGTGTTACAGAAGAAGCTATTCAGACAAGTATTGCTTCTTGGGTTATACGTATGCGAACACAAGGTAAAAAAGTTACTTGTGTAATGGGTGGGTCTTCAGAAGATGATGTTGCTGATGACGCGGTAGAGAAAGCAATAAAACGTTCTGCTGGATTTAATCACGAAGGAGTTATTAATATTGGTACAGGAATAATTCTTGATGATGTAATATATTCTAGTGCCGATTTAGCACCTTATGTAGCTGGTTTAATTGCAGGGCAAAATATGACAGAGAGTACTACTTATGCAGCTACTCCATTTGATGATGTTACTAGACGTTGGACAAGAACTGAGCAAGAAACAGCAGTTACAAACGGTGTATTCCTTTTTATTAACGATGGTAGAATTGTTAAAGTTTTACAAGGTATTAATTCTTTAATTACTTTAAGACAAGACCAAAATAATGCATTTAAAAAAATTCGTAGTATTAGAACCATGGATGCCATTGATACTGACTTACAACAAACAGCAGAAGATAATTATATTGGCAAAATAAATAACACAACTGAAGGGCAACTTGCTTTAATTGGTGCTTGTAGTCAATACATGGAAGTATGTGCTCAGGGTGGCATTATTGAACAAGGTACTTGGACAGTAGAATTAAATCCAACATATCACGGTGCAAATGCAACTATTAAGCCAGAAGCTGACCAGGTATTTTTAAGATGGTCTGCACATATCACTGATGTAATGGAAAAAATATTTAGTGATTTTGTTTGTGAATAAGGAGTGATAATTAATGAGTACAGACTCAATGCGAGTAGTAAATGGTACGTATGGATACATTTACCACGAAGGCAAATGGTTAAGTCAATATAATAAGGCTACAGCCAAAGTTGATATAAATAAGGCAGAATTAAAATTAAGCGGAGACCGTTGGGTTAGACATAAAGTTTTAACATTAAAAGGGTCTGGTTCTATTGAAGGATATAAAGTTACAGATGAGTTAATGCAAGAAGTAGGAGTAGTTATAAATTCGGATAATCCTTCATACAGAACAGAATTACTTTATGCACTTAAGGACCCAGAAGCTTGGGGATATGAACGTATTAGATTAAAAAATGTCATGTTTGATAGTATTGATATAGCTAACTGGGAGGCTGGAGCTGAAATTAAAGAAAGTTGGCCATTTACTTTTGAAGGTTATGAGTTAGTTGACCCTATTTTAGAAGATTAAAAGGAGAATAAAAAATGAATAATAAATTTACTAGAAATGAAGATTTTGAAAATGAAAATGTTGTTGTAGATGAAAAAGTAAAAGAAAAAATAAATAAAGATATGAGTGAAGAAGATATTATCGCAGCATTACTTAATAGTAATGCTGATGATAAACCAACAATGATTGTTCCATTAAAACGATTAGGTATACCAGTTACATTAAAAGCTTTAACTGGTAAACAAGTTTTTAGAGTACGTGAACGCAATACACGTACAGTTGAACGAAGAAATAAAATAGAAAAAGTTTTAGATACAGAAGGTTTTAATATGGGGCTTATTATGGCATCTACTGTAAAGCCTAATTGGGGTGCTCCAGAATTATTAAATAAATTCCGTGCTTCTAGTGGTGAAGAAGTTTTAAAACGCATTTTGCTTGGTGGTGAAATCTCTCTTTTAGGTGATGTTGTTTTAGAAATTAGTGGATATAACGTTGGTATTGATGATATAAAAAACTTATAAAATCCGGAAATAATATTTTATCTGTAGTCCATGCATTAAGTATTAGAAGAAATATTCGACCATCAGAATTTTTTAATATGTCATTTATGGAACGTAAATTTTTAATAGCATCTATCGAAGTAGAGTTAGAAGTGGAAAAAGAAAAAATAAAAGAAATGGAGAATGAAAATGGCAGATGAGTTTTATAGATTAAAACTAGTTTTATCTATGCAAGATAGGCTTACAGCTAGACTTAAAAAGATAGATGAAGATGTTAAAAAGTTTGAAGAACGTATAGAGAAAACCGAAACAGTAATGAAAAAGTTTTCTGATACTAAAATTGAACCTAAATTCGATACACAAGGTATTGAAGATAAGTTAAATAAAACAAATGATATATTAGAAAAAATAGCTAAAAAAACTGTTGAGCCTAAAATAAAGCCTAAAGATGATACAGAACCAACAGTAAAAAAAGTTGAAGGTAGATTAAAAAAGCTTACGTCTAAAGCATGGGATATAACTATAAAATTAAAAGATAAAGTTTCTTCCGGATTTGATAAGGTAAGTAATACCGTTACTACACCATTAGGTATGTTGGGAATTGGAGCTGGTGCTGTTGGTATAAGTGGTTTACTTACCAATAGTGCCAAAAAATCTATGGACTTTACAGCAGAGATAAGTAATATAAAAGCACTTACTGGAATGCAAGGTGCAGATATAGAGTTAATCCGACAACGAGCATTAGAACTAGGTAAAAGTACTAAATTTTCTGCATTAGAAGCAGCACAAGGCATGACCGAATTATTAAAAGCAGGTATTAATGTAAAAGATGTATTAGGAGATGCTTCACAATCTGCTTTAGATTTAGCAGCAGCTGGTGATTTATCTTTACCAGAAGCTGCGGAAATAATGAGTACATCAATGAATGCATTTAAGATGAACGATTCAACAAAAGTAGCTAATTTATTAGCCGGTGCAGCTAACGCTTCTGCTACAGATGTCCGAGAAATGAAATATGCTTTATCGCAAGTTTCTAACGTAGCTGGTGGACTAGGATTAACTTTAGATGATGTAAGTACAGGGCTTGCAGTATTTGCACAGAATGCATTAAAAGGGTCGGATGCTGGCACGTCCATGAAAACAATGTTGCAAAGATTAATACCAACAACTAAGCCTGCCATAGAAGCATTTGAAAAAGTAGGATTATTAGAGTCTGATGGAGGAAGTGCTTTTTATGATGCTTCTGGTAAGATTAAAAGTATGGAAGAAATAGCAGAGTTATTGCATAACTCAATGAAAAATTTTACAGAAGAACAGCAATCAGTTTTACTAAATGATATGTTTGGTTCGGATGCTATTCGTGGTGGATTAGTATTAATTAAAGAAGGTGCAGAAGGTATAAGAAAAATGAGGCAGGAAATGACAAAATTTACTGCTTCAAGTGTTGCATTGGAAAAATTAAATAATGCCAAAGGTTCTATAGAACAATTAAGAGGAGCTTTTGAAACATTTCAAATAGAAGTGTTTGCTCCATTAGAACCAGCAATAACAAAAATTGCTAATGCTTTTACAGATTTATTATCTGATACTGAAGTATTAGATAGTGTAAAAGGTAGAGTAAAAGATGTATCTGATAGTATTATTAGTTTTATTGATGAACTGTCTGGAAATGAACAATTTCAACAAATGCAGTGGGGCGATAAAATAGTATTTATACTTGATAAAGCTATGGAAGCCGTAGATAAATGGGCAAGTGGTTCCGGAGGAGAACAATTTGGAAAAGTAATGACTAAGCTTGCAGAAATTGGAATTAAAGCTTTTGTAACTGCTTTACTAGGAATGATGAAAGCTTCTTTAACTGCTATTTTTGAAGGTAATTTTAGTGGGGCATTAGCATTAGCCTTAGGTGCTTCTTTTATGGGCGGTGGCAAATTATTATCTGGTCTATTCAAGGTAGGTAACAATGCACTAGACTGGGGAAAAAATGCTACAGGAAGTTATTCTCTTGGTGATGCTTATACTGGTACAGGTAAAGGAATAGGTTCTGGAATATTAAAAAAACTTCCTGTAATAGGAGCATTTATTGATGGATATAGATTAGTAAACAGTGATGATAAATTAAAAATAGGTACTGAAATTGCTAGTGGTTGGGGCGGAGCAATAGCTGGTGGTAAAGCTGGTGCAGCGTTAGGTTCAGTTATCGCTCCTGGTGTTGGTACTGTGATAGGTGGATTAATAGGTAGTATAGGTGGATATGCTTTAGGTTCTGATATTGGTGCAGGTGTAGTAGATTTTATAAGAAATGGAACAGTAGAAGAAAAAACTAATTTATTAAATAGAATGAATACAACTACTTATAATCCGTATGTATATAATTCTACGATTGATAATACTTCTGCAATTGGCAACACAAATGATGTTGATAATACTAATAATACTTTTGAGCAAATGGGACAAATGCAGACGCAAACTTCACAACTACAAATAGAAACTAATATTGAGCTTTGGAATAATTTAAAAAACACTATAACAGATATTACTGTTTCTGTTGGTGAACAAATAAACAGCTTTTCTCAATATGCTTCACAAGGTTGGACATCTTTAGGTCAGAGTGCATCTACAAACCTTGAACTTATAAGATATGGATTATTGCAAGCGGAAGAATCTATTATACAAACAACAAGTGCTGTAAGTGATGGATTTGGAGAAATGGCAACATCAGTTTCTGATTGGTGTAGTAGCATTGTAACTGATGTTACAAATTGGTTTTCACAAATTCCAGTAAGAGTTGGAACAGCCATTGATGAGGCTGTAGCAAGAGCAAATTCTGGATTATCTAATTTAAAAACTTCGGCATGGAATGCGTTACCAACTCCATTACAAAATACTATAGATTGGGGTGCTAAAAAACTTGGTATTTCAGGTTTTGCTAATGGTGGTTTTTTGGATAAAGACCAAATTATTAGGGTTGCAGAAGGTAATAATTCAGAAGTAATAATTCCATTGCATTCATCTAAACGTTCACGTGGTTTATCACTTTGGAAACAAGCTGGCGAAATATTAGGAGTAGATAAATATTTTTCTAATGAAAATGTATATACAACACAAAGTATTATAAATTATGGTACTAATAAACTAGCATTTGGTGGAGAATATGCTAATGGTGGCTTTTTGAGTAAAGACCAGCTTATTAGAGTAAGTGAAGGGAATAGAAGTGAAGTAATAATTCCATTACATTCATCTAAACGTTCACGTGGTTTATCACTTTGGAAACAAGCTGGTGAAGCACTAGGTATAAATAGTAATTTATTTACCAATATTACTAATAATAGTTATATGCCAGCGTTAGCATATGCAATGTCTACTAATTCTAATAATTATAATGGAAATGGTAGTGCAGATAATTCTTATACATTTAATGGTATGAATATAAATATAGGAAATAACAAATCTGATGAAGAAATGGCTACTACCATTGGCTGGAAAATATTAAATGCAATAAAACAATCGTATCAAAATAGGGGGTGAGGTAAGTAATGTTTGGTTATTTAAATAAGGGAGCAACAGCAACTACTATATTAGATGGATTACAAAAAGGTAGTAAATTTGCAGAAGTTGCAGGAAATCTATTGAATCAAGCGTTAGGTGCAGAAACATGGATAAATCCTGTAACTTTTTTTATAATAGACCAAGTTACAAGTACAATATTGCAACTACCCGTTAATCCACAAGAAATAAAAATGCAATGGCAAAGAAAAATACAGACTGTTAATATTTTAAATTTAGGAGAAATTGATTTTACAACTGGAGATAAGCTGCAAGAAATCTCATTTTCTTCCTTTTTTCCAAAAGAATATGTTCCTACTTATTGTATGTATCCAGACCTTCCTACACCAGAAAGTGCTAATGCTGTTATGAATAATTGGAAAAGTCGTTTTAGCGACCCAGTAAAAGGATTGGCTGACCCTTTGCATTTAATAATAACTGGAGCACAAGATATAAATATGAATGTATTACTTACTAGATATGCTTCTGAAGAACGTGGAGGAGAGCCGGGCGATATTTATTTTGATGTTACTTTTAGAGAATGGAAAAATATTGCTGTTCGCACAGAAAGTGAAGAACAACAAAGTAAGCGAGTTTCTATAAAAGAACGTCCAAAACTTGTAAAAATAAAAACAGATGATGATTTATTTGGTACAGAAGAAAGTTTATGGAAAATAGCAAAACAACATTATGGAAATGGTGAAAGTTGGAGTAAGATAGCAGAAGCAAATGTTGGTAAAATAGCAAAGCAGGTGATTTTACCTTGATTGTAAAACCTAGTGTATGCCGATATGATGTAATATTACAAAATAAATATTTTTTAAGAGAATGTATACAAAGTCTAACTTTAGAAGATAGACTTGATGAAGTTGCTTATTGTGGAAAAGTAAAACTTGCTGTTCCAGATGACCAATTTACAGGACTTCCAATAATTACTCCGGGAATGGAAATTCGTGTTAGTGGTACAAAATTTGGTGAAGATAAATATTCTTATTTACTTCATCCAGGTGTAGTTTGGGATGTTGAAATTGATAATAATGCACGTAGAAATTGGAATTTAATAATTTACGACCGAACGATATATTTATCTAAATCCGAGGACCAATTTTTATTTAAAGAAGGAACAACAGCCAGCGACCGTATAAAACAAATATGTAGTGAATGGAATATACCAATATTAAATATTACAGATACAAAACAAGCCCTTGCACAAGATGTTGTAAGGGCTAAATCTTTATGGAATATTATTCAGGACCAACTAAAGGAAACCGCTGAAAAATCTGGTAAGCTGTTTACTGTGCGTATGCAACCAGATGGGCTAGAATTATTTGAAATAGGTTCTAATGCAGACCCATGGGTTTTTGAATTTGCTGTTAATTTACAAAGTGTTAGACAAAAGCAAACACTTAATGGTGCAGTTACTAAAGTAAAAGTATTAGGCAAAGAAGAAAAAGGTTCTACAGCCCCAATAGAGTTTGAAACAAATGCTGATACTGATAAATACGGGACAATACAAAAAGTTATTCCGTATAAAAAAGGATTGGATACTAATGCTATACAACAAAAAGCTGCAAATACTTTAACTGGTATTCAAGAAACAGTTACAGTTGAGGCAATAGATATAAATACTATTCGCAAGGGAGATAAGGTAATTGTACAAGGTTGGGATGATGGATTATATGTAATTAGTGTAAAACATAATTGCAACAGTCCCGGAACAATGCAAATGGAGCTTGCTTCACTTGAGTATATAAGGAGGAGATATTATCGAAGCGAAAAATCCTTTTAAAGAATTAGCTGCACTTATTGATGAACAAGCTCAAAAAAGAGTTAATGAAGGATTTACAGGGCAGTGGATTACATCACAAATTGGCACAGTTACGGCTAAAGGTGTAATTATAGACGGATTTCCTTTTGAATTGACTAATATATATGTAAATCGTGCTTGTACATTATCTGAACCATATATGACCGATACAAAAAAAGTAAGTGGTGGTAGTGGAGATGCACAATATGAAAGTCATAGTCATCCAGTTATAACTCCTACTCCCATATTGCCATTACATATTGGAGATAGGGTAAAAGTAACTCCTATTAATGGTGGACAATATTGGTGTATAGATTGTGTTATAGTTCCGTTTACAGGTGGTGCTTAATTATGCCAGATTTATTTCCAACTGTTGGAGTAACTTCATCAACATACGTTGATGAAATGGCTTCTGATAAAATTAATTATGGAAAAACAGTACAATTTGATTTTGAAAAACATGAATTTATATTAAGTCCTACTGGCAGGCAAAAAACTGTTACTGGTTCACAAGCTTGGGCTGAATGGTGTGTAAAAGCCTTATCTTCTGAACGCTATAAATATCTTATTTATAGCGATAATTATGGAGAAGAAATAGATACTTTATTAGGTAAAAGTTATCCTAAAAAAGTAATTGAATCTGAAATAAAACGTATGGTAAAAGATTGTTTACTCGCAGATAAACGAACCGCAAGTGTAGATGATTTTAACTTTACATGGATTGATGACGGAATAATATTTTCTTGTTCTGTAAAAAATATTATCGGTGAAAATATTACTATATCAAGAACGGTGGTGAGACAGTGAGTGAAAGTGATATTGATTATTTAAATGGAGAAATGACAACCGAGGAAGCTATACGTAATCGTATGCTTTCTCGTATTTCTAATGAATGGGATAAAACAGAAGGTAGTTATATATATGACAGTATATCCCCAGTTTCCATTGAAATGGTATTTATAGCCATGATGGCAAAAAAAATTCTTAAACAAGGTTTTATTCAAACGGCAGAAGGAATTTTTTTAGATTATAGAAGCGATGAACATGGATTATTTAGAAAAGAAGCAACATATGCAACAGGAAAAATAAAAATAGTTGGTAATATAGGTGCAAAGATACCTAAAGGATTAAAAGTTGCTACAGAAGCTGATACAGTATTAGATATACAATCTGTAGAATTTCTTACGACTGAAGATGTAGTAATTTCCGAAGAAGGATATGTGTATGCATCTATACAAGCTATGACTGCTGGAAGTATTGGTAATGTAACAGCAAATAAGATTATTGTTGTTATGGAAAGTAATAGTAATATAACATCTGTAACTAATGAAGAACAAACGCTAGGTGGAACAGATATTGAATTAGATGATAATTTAAGAAGCAGAACTTTAGATTATGTGCGAACACCAGGTACTAGTGGAAATGTACAAAATTATAAACAATGGGCGTTATCTGTACCTGGTGTAGTAGCTGTACATGTTATTCCTTTATGGAATGGCAATGGTACAGTAAAGGTTGTAATATTGGGAGCTGATAATAAGCCTGCTACAGAAGAACTTGTAAAAACTGTTACTGAATATATAAGTGGATATGATAATAATGGTTATAGACGTTCTCCGATTGGTTCTCTTGTTACTATAGTTAGTGCTATACCTGTAACTATAAATATAAAAGCTAATATAGTTATTGATAAAGAAGTAACTACATTAGAAAAAGTTAAGACATTATTTGAAAGCAATATGGAAGAATATATAAAAGAAAATGCTTTTAATTCTAATACAATATATATTTCTAAGATTGGAGGTATATTAATAAATACAAATGGTGTATTAGATTATTCTGATTTGCAAGTAAATGATGATAGTATAAATATACCCATTACCACTGAACAAGTTGCTGTTATTGGTGAGGTGGAACTAAGTGAAAAGTAAAAAAGGCAAAGAAATGCTTACTTTTACTGATTGGTATTATCAAGAAAGTAAAATAATGCAAAGTATTTTAGATACGCAAGGTATTGAAATAGATGCTGTACGAGATAAATTAAAGGATATTTTAAATCAATTTTATGTCGATACGGCAACATGGGGCTTAGATTTATGGGAAAAAGAGCTAAATATACAAGATACTAGCGGTGATTATGCTGAAAGAAGAAATCGTATAAAATTATATTTAGCAAAACCAGTATCCGTTACACCTCAATTTTTATGTACATTAACAAATCGATATCTAAATGATAAATCAGCTACTATTATTGAACATATACAAGATTATTGCTTTGATGTTTGCTTTAATAATGGTAGCCTTTTTGATTGGGCTGGTTTGCAAAAGGCTATAGAAATATATAAACCCGCTCATCTAGGAGTAAAATATTTTGCTTTGCAAAATGTTGGCTCTAGTATATATGTAGGCGGTGCTGTAAATAACATAGAACAAATAGAAATAGGAGTAGAAGATGATTATAGTATAGACCCAATAACTGCTCCTATTTCTATTTATGGATTATCTAACATTGCTGAACAAATAGAAATCGGCAGTGATAATGTTATCGCTGATACTAATATAAATGTTGATACTGATAATGTTATTTATGGATTATTTGATGTTGTGGACCAAATAGAAATTTAATATTTAGGAGGGATAATATGGCTAAATTTCCAAATATAACAATGACGAGTGCAGGGCTTGAAATGTTAGCAAGAGCTGCTAGTGGTCAAACAGCCGATAGATTTATAGTAACCAAAGTAAAACTTGGAGATGGTGTATCTGAAGGTAATATTCGAGATTACACAGATGTGATAAGTCCTAAAAAAGAAGTAACTTTAGCAGCTTATGAAGATAAAGGAAATGGTACATTTCGATATACTTTTACTTATAATAACGAAGGTGTGAAAGTAGGTTTTTACCATAGGGAAATTGGTCTTTTTGCCAAAAACGGAGATAGCGGTACAGAAAAACTTGTAGGATATACAAATGCAGGAAACTATGCAGGGTATATAGATGATGAGACAAGAATACAGCCATATACTAGATTAATTATTAATGTTGGTATTGGAGATACTGATAATGCTAGTGGTATCGTTGATGTAGGGAATACAGTTACCATTGAAATGTTAGATGAGCATAACAATGATGAAAATGCACATACTAATTTAATTAAACGATTGTTTGGCTCTGCTACTGCTACAATGGACAGCGTAAAAAATAGTATACAAGAATGGTGTAAGGAAAGTATTGCTAGTATTTTTGGTATAGCTAGTGCTACACAAACAAATGTAAAAAATAAAATATTAGAGTATGCTCAAGAACAGATTAATAGTTGGCTAGAAACATTAGGTATTCGATATAATATAGCTCAAAATGGTTATATTTGCCTCGGTAAATTATTTGGGGACGCAATTATACAGTGGGGAAGTTGTTATATACAA